TAAGACGTCTTGCAAAACACTTTTTATACATTTATTTTATTTAATCACCAAAAGGTGCGTTATCAAAATCCTCTGCTGTTGAATCTTCTGTTGGTAATTCTTCTTTTTTAAAGAATTGTTTTAAATTAGGTTTAAAATAATTAATTGATTTCATTACTTTTCTATCTCGTGAACGATAAACTACATATCTGTCTCCTATAGCTTCATAATGACACTCTTCTTTTTGTTCATTGCTTCGAACTGTAACAGTATCTATTGCTTCTTGTTCTGTGGCGCATGATTTAGACATATTTGATGCTTGGACTTCTTGGTAAGCATTCCAAATATGACCTTTTAAACCATGAAGCATAGTTCCATTTCCCAAAGAAACATAAGTAATATCACATAAAGCATCTAATATTTCTACTATATCTCCTTTTTCACAAGCTTCTTTATACTCTTGTAATTCCTCCATAATAAAATCATAAACAAACATCCATTCCTTTTTTTCAGGTATAGTAGGTTTATAATTATTAGGTTTACCCATTGTAGAATTAAATTCTTCTACTTCATTTACAAAAGGTACTGTCCAATATTTAGGACCTAGTGGGTGTTTTTGTTTTATTTCTATTATTTCTAAATCTTCTTGATTTTCTTTAAATTCTGTTTTATTATTTGTCATAATTTTTAAATTTGATGTCCTCCGTTATTAATTTTTATTGAATCAAAAAACTCTTTTCGAGATAAATTGTCATTTTCTCTAAATACTCCTGATGCTTTAGTTGTGACCATACTAGCTCCACTATGTTTTACTCCTCTACAACTAACACAATTATGTGTTGCTACTATAGTTACAATAACACCTTTATTACCTTCAGTAATTTTAGATACAGCATTATGGATAGCTGATGTTAATTGTTCTTGTATGGCTCCTCTACGTCCAAATAGTTCTACTATTCTATTTAATTTACTTAATCCAACTACTTGACCTTTTTCTCCTGCTACATAACCAATATGTACTACACCTTTAATTGTTTGATGATGGTGTGAACACATTGATGTTAAAGGTATATTTCTTTCTATTACAATACCATCATAACCATCTGATGGAAAAGAAGTAATAGGTGACATAGCTGTATATCTACCTGCCCATAAATCATTTACATATGCTTTAGCTACACGTCTTGGGGTATCAGATGAATTAGGATCATTTTTCCAATCACATTTTAAAGCGTCTAAAAACTTACCATAAGCTTTTTCAGCTTTATCAATCATTTTATTTTTTTCTTTGTCCGTAAGAGGAAAACCTTCAGCTACACCATTAGCAAAACCTACTTTTACAACCTCTAAATCTATATCTTTGTTTTTTTCTTTCATATTTTATAAATTTCTTCTAAATTTCTATTAAAACCTTTATCATCATCCATCCCATATCCTACATACCAATCATCTAAATTTTCCACATCGAATATACGAAGAGTATCAGAAAAATCCACATTTTGTTTATAAATAGCTGTTATAGTATTTATACTTTTTATATCAGTTTCAGTTCCATCTCTTAGGGGTTGATTTAAATATTCTACTATAGCTTTCATAGTATTTCCTGAGTCTAATATATCATCCACTATGTAGATATGTTTTTTATCTGGATTTTCCCATATTCCTTGGCTTACTCCTACTTTTTCAACTTGAAATCTACCTTTATAGGAAGAACAACGAAGAAAATCTATCTCTATGTCTACTTTTATTTCTTTTAATAAATCACTAAAAAACATAAAACCTCCTCGTAAAACACATATCATTAGTATAGGAGTTGGGTCATCTTTATGTTTTTCATTAATTGTATTAGCAATTTTTGTAATACCTTCTTTAATTTGATTTTTTGTTAAAACTATTTCCATTATTTTTTAAAAACTTTTTTCTTTCCTCCATCATAAGTGTAAGCATGACCTTCGGATATTAATGTTTCATTTATATTATATTGTTTTCCTTCTTTATCAGTAATAAAAATTTCACCTAAAACTCTTCCATATTTTCCAACACCATAAGATTTTAATCTAAAATATCCTGATTTAGAACTAATTTCCATTAATAATTCTTTATTTCTAGCTTTAGCTTCAAGACCTTTTGCTTTTTCTTCAAGATCTCTTGTTCTACTTTCCCAAGTATCAATTCCACTATATCTAATTCGTTTTTTAACCCAGATGTTGAACCCAACATCAATAAGAGCATCAATAGTATCACCATCAACTACTCTTTCTAGTTTACCTCTGTAAATGTATTTATCCATTATTTTTCTTTTATTATTTTTCTTAATTTATCTATTAATTCTAGAACCTCATCAGGTTCCATAGTTACAGCACAACAAACACTAACATTATCTTCTATTTCTTGTAATATTTCTAATGCTTCATCCATTACACACCTCTTTCTGTATCGTACGCTATAATGTGATCTCTACCTGTCATATTGTAACCATGTTCTGCTACCATTTCAAATACTTTTGGATACATTTCAGTTAATGTTTCTCTAGTATCTCCTGCGGGCATAACATATGTTTTATCTTTAGGAACACCCAATTCAATTCTATATGCTTCAATTTCTTTTAAATTTTCATCTGTTCCATCCCATACAGGTTTAAAATGGTAATCGTCATGATATTCAATCATTTTTTTAATTGCATCTGTATTTTGTCTTTTCCTATTATGAATTTTAATCATTCTTTCGTCAACAACTTTTCCAGCAGGTGTAATAGCCCCAATAACAGGCACGGAATTGCTAAACTTAGGACTAATAGAAAGAAGCCCAATGGGAAAATCAGTTTCAATATAATGAGATCCTTCAGTCTCAATAGTAATAAGTATATTTCTTTCATTTGCAAATATTGTTAATTCATTAACTAAAGCAGGATGCATTGTTGGTGATCCACCTGTTAACATCATTTCTTTTACATGGGGATTTTCATCATAGATTTTTATAATATCATTAAATGAAAATGTTCCTTTTTCTGGGTGGATACTTGTATACCAAGAATCACACCAACCTCCTTCTCCAAAGAAACATCTATGTGTACATCCTGTTGTTCTAACAGCAATAGTAGGTCTTCCAAATCTACTGCCTTCAGATTGTACACATCTATAAACTTCTAATATAGGGAGAATTTTATCGTAGTCTTCTATTCTTTTACGCATATTGTTAATTTTTTTAAGTGGTTTTACAGTCACTATTTATTATAACTATTTACCTTTTTTGTTTTTACCTCTTTTTTTCTTTTTTATTTCTCTTTGAACTTCAATTTGAGGGTTATCTATTTTATATTGAATTCTAGCTCTTTGTTTTTTAGCCCCTATACCTTTACCTAAACGCTTATCTAAATCAGCTATTTGTTGTTCAGGAGTTAGTTGAGCCCAATATTCATTTCGTGCTATTGCTTCTGTATTTTTATTTTTTGTGTATTTTATATCACTCATATAATAATTTTTAGACCATTAAGTAAATTATTTATTCTTTTTTATTAATTTAACTTGTTCATGTATAGCTCTAAATACTTCTTCTTCTTTTTTATTCATTTTACGATGAACTCTATCAAACCTGGTATCTAGATCTCTTAGAACTTTATCTAATTCAACTTCTTGTTCTCTAACTTGGTGATTTATTTCAGTGTGAATACCACCTATTTCTAAAGATAAAGAACCTACTTTACCTCTCAAATTACGAACAGTAGAAACTAAATACACAAGTGTACTTAAAGTCCCTACGGATAATATCGTAATCAGCACTGTTTTTAAAATTTCATTTTCCATAAGCATTTTTTTTATACCTAATGGTCTAAAAATTATATTTTTTCATATTATATTTCTGTATAAATTGATGAATTTCTGTCAGCTTCCCAACATTCTACTTTTACTACCTTTACTCTACCGCCACCTGTCAATGCTAGTCGTTTATTGAAATGATCAAAAACTAATTTTGCACAAGCTTCAGCACCCATTTTATCCATTACTCTTAAATGACATATACCTAATTCTTCCAACATTTGAAATGATTCTAATTGAGGATCATCTTTTTCAATTAATGTGGTATGATCCCACATATAATTCATCCAATCTTTTAATCCATTTCCTGGTGTTGGTTCTGCATCTGTTGATTTAAATCCACCATAGTCCATTATCCAATTCATTTCATCCAATTGTTTTTCTTCTAATGGTTCTACTGATTCAAACCACACTTTAAATTTTAATGCATACCCATGCAATAATTCACAATGAGAATGAGCTGCTTTCCATTGTCTTAATGCTACTGAGTAATTATCAAATAATTTTGTTGATTGATATTTTGCCATATTTATTTATCCTATAAAATTTGTAACAGTATTCATATCGTGTTTACCCACTAACCTATTTAACTCATTTCCATTGTTATCTGTTAATACTATAGTAGGAACACTTTTAACATTATATTGCCCAACAAAAGATGTATCATAATCAATATTTATTTTTCTAACAGGGATACCTTTTTGTGCTGCTACCGAATCAACAATAGGTCCAAATAATTTACAAGGTTCGCACCAGGGTGCACTAAAATATAAAATTCCTTTATTCATAATAATTTTTTTTTTAATTTATTTATACTAATTCTTCAATTATACCTACAAGTTCACTTAAAACTAATACAATAGTAGCAGAAATAAGATCTATAGGTATTAAAACATAACCAGCAATTCTAATTGTTGATTTTATAAAACTAATAATTCGATGCCATTTTTGATTTGGGGCACCTTCCATTTCACTTTTTACTTCTTCTAGTCTTGCTAGAATTTTATTTTGATCTCCAAATCCTTTGGCTTCCATAATTTCTTTACTTGACATATTTAATAATTTTTTAATAATTTTTCTACATGATTTTTAGCTACATCCCAACCATCTATGTATGTTACAGGATCTTTTCTTCCTAATTTTAAAAATGCTTCTATTCTTTCTACAGAAGATGCTGACTTATAATCAGAGTGTCCTTCTAAATTAGGTTTATATGATGTGTTAGTTCTTTTATAAACTTCATTAAAATCTACACCTAACTGCTTACAACAATGTTCACCATCTAATAATATATCAAATTTATCTCCATTTAAATAAGGAGTATAATATGTTACTTTATCAGCATCCCAGTTACCCTCTAAAAATGCTTTATAATCTGCATCTCTAAATTCTTGTCTACAATCAGGATAAATTGCATGATCCCCTGCATGAATACCCATTGCAATTTTTACTTCACAATTCATTTCATTTGCAATTGATAAAGCTATAGATTGGACAATAGATGAAAACATTTTATTTCTATTAGGTACAACAGTATCTTTCATATTTTCTTCTTCATAATGACCTTCAGGAACTTCATCACCTCCATCAACTAAATTAGAACTAATCATATCTTTTAATCCTATCATTGTTATACATTGGCGTCTAATTCTACCTTTATATCCATTTTCATTCAAGTATTCTACTAATTCAGCTGCTCTTAATAATTCAACATTATGTTTTTGACCATAATCAAAACTTATAGCTGTTACTTGATAACCTTCATTTAATAAACGCAATAATACAGTAGAACTATCCATACCACCTGATAGGGATATTACTGCTTGTTTATGACCTGATAATCTTGGGTGTTCATTTACATCGTGATTATTTGCTTCTTCAAAATTAAATTTTAATTGCATATTTTTTTATTATTTTAAATTATTTATTTTTCTAAACATAGATACATTCCAATCTAATGTATCAGGATGAATATTTTCACCTCCTTCTACATTATCTCTCATATTTGCTGTTGGTTTTGAAAATAAACCATGTTCATCATACCACACTTTTTCTAAAGCTGCCATAATTGGATTTGATGTGTCTAATGATTCTATACATTTAATCCCCCTATACCAACTAAATTCTTGGGGAACAGAACATCCTAAAAGATGTACTCTATCGTTTTCTGTTAGAGCTTTTTGATTATATAATGTAGTTATTACATATAATCTACCTAAAGCTTTACCTAAATCTTTATTAGGATGGGGACATATATCATTATAATAAGAAGCTCCATATGAATAAGCTATTTTTTTATAACCTAATTTTTTATATTCTTCTGTGCATATAAATGCCTCATTTAATGTTTTTGCTTGTATAACAGCAACTTTTTCTACACCCTCAGGCAATTTTACATTAACCCATTCTTTTGCATTATTAATACTACCTTCCATATCTTCCCAAACATCTGGAACTATAAATTCGTTAGGATTTAACATTTGTATCCAATACATTAACCTATCTGTGTCATAAGCTTTACCTAATTCATGTAATGAGTTGTCCATTATAGTATATCTACTCATAGCATCAGCGGATAAAAAATAATGTTTATAATCTTCATTTTCATCTAAAAGATGAGGTAAACAATAATCATAATCATTAAATAATTTACTTTTTTCTAGAAGATTAATTGGAACTTCATGACTTACTTTTATCATAACTTTGTATTTTAAATTTAATATAATAAAAAGCCTGACGGAAGCCAAGCCCACCTAAAAGGACTGTAAAGATGTTTGGGTGCCAAGCATCACCGCAAAATCCTAAAGCATGTTTCAAAAATTCAATCATTGTGTTTATTTAATTTATCTTTTCTTATTTTAATATTACGAATAATTTCAAAAAAATCCAAATCAAGTAGATTTTTCTTTTCTAATTCTTTATACTTATCATATTTTTTATTATAATAATCTTGATTCATAATTGATTTAGCTCCATGACAAGATTTACATAATAATTGATAATTATCAGGATGTTCTGCATTACCTTGTTTATTCTTTTTAGCTTTAATGTGATCTACATCATATAACATAAGAAATCTACTACCTGGTAATTCTGGGTATTCTTTTTTACAATTTCTATTACAACGTTCACAAACAACAGGCTTACCACTTAAATACTTTTCCCATTTATATAATTTATGAAACCACCCATTTCTAACTGCCATTCTAAGACCACCAGTACAAATGGAATTATGATCTATACATAAATCACTCCACTGACCATTAGTATTTTTAGAAATTGGTTTATTACACCAAGGTATTTTACATATTTCTTTTTCCCTCATATACATGTTTTACAGTTGGAAATCTTAATGATATACCCCCTTTATCGTTTTTAGTTTCTTCAAAGTACTGTACAGTAATTAATTTACCAACAATAGATCCATCCATATATTGTAATCTTTGTTCTTGGGTCCAACCACTGCCAACTTTTACTCTATGACCTTTATGTTCAATCCATACTTGTGATAACATTTCAATAGTTTCTGATTTACCATCTCTAACTACTTCATGATTATCAACATCATAATCTACAACTATATATTCTGCGTCAAAAAATTTTTTAACTTTAACTAAATTTTTACTACGTTTACCTTCATAACCTACATCTTTTCTTAACATAAATCCTTCCCAATCATTTTCAGCAGACATTTTACCCCAATATTCAAAATGATCATCACCTGTTATTTGGAATTGATCTAAACGACGTATAATTTCCATATTAACAGTGCTACCATTGTACCAACTTCTTAATGTATGTAATCTTTCTGATAAGATTTCATTACCTTTATTACTATCAAAATCAGGTTTATGAATCATATCAAATACTACAAATACAGGATTTTTAATTTGATGATCTTTACGTCTAAGTTGTTTCATTATACCTTGAAAGTCTTCATTACCCTCTTCATCCATTAGACAAACCTCACCATCAAATACAGTATTAATTATATTTGTAGCTTCAATAGCTTTTTTTACTTTATTTAATGTAGTTAATTCTTTACCCATTCTAGAATAAAGTGTACATTTACCTTCTTCATCTACAACAGCCAAACATCTAACTCCATCCAATTTTCTAGATGCATACCAACCATCATTCCAATCACATTTACCTTTATATTCTTGGGCTAATGCTACATTAAATTCTGGAATTAAACCTGGGAATGCTTTATTAATTACTTTAGCACCTGTTCTAATTTTAAGATCTTTATCTATAATATCATAAATAACATCCCAATCAACATTTTTAGATGCAAACCTATTAATCATTTTAATAGCATCATGACCTGTGGCTTTTCTATTAGTTAAAATATCTAATAAACCAAACAAAGTATGATTACAATGACTATGTAAATGAATATTTTTCTTACATGTTTTACTTGTAACATGATATTGCTTATAAGGATTATAAGTATACTCAAGTACTTGTTTAATAAAATCTGATTGTTGTTTAAGTATTTCTACTTTTTCATTGCTACTAGATGTAGCTCTCATTTGTTCTACAAAATCTTTTACTTCTTTCATAACCTTTATTTTATAATTTGTTTACCGTAATTAAAAATAGCCTGTTCTTTTAATTTTGCTTCGATTACAATGTCAGGCTCTAAACCATATGTATCGATTTTATCATAAATAATATCTGAATGCGCTTGTGGACGAATTGATTCATCTAATTTTTCTTTTCTACGACTTTCTGAATAATGACAACATTGTGTGACACCTTCAGGCCAAGTTCGTGCAGCCATTTTTAGTGCTTCTTCCTCAGTCAAGTTACCAGTGTTAAATTTATGGTGAAAATAATCAAATGTAATAGGAATACCAATTTCCTTATAAACTCCATGATATAAATCATAAACGGAGTATTCATTTGGACTATCATCATTTTCAATAACTAAACGTTTTTGAGTATCATCACGAAGTGAATAAAAATTCATACAAAAACGTTCTAATGTTGATTCTTTATCACCATACGCACCTCCAACATGAATATTAATTTTATTGTAAGGTGATGGTTCAAAGCCCATCATATTAAATTGCTCACTATGACAATTTAATTCACGAATAGTCTTTTCAACAACTTTTTGATTAGGGGAAGCTAAACAGTTATAAGGACCTGGGTGCATTGTGAGACGTTGTCCTGCTTGTGTAGCAATATTTCCTATATGAAACATTCTATCACAAATTTCATCATTATCCTTTAAATCAGACAATTTATAATCATCAGACCAAGGAAATATTTGTGATGATAACCGAAATAATTTAATACGGTGTTCATTATTCCATTTAACAATTGTTTCAAGATCTTTAACATTAGCAAGGGCTAATTCAGAAACATAATCTAAACCTTTTGCTTCGAATGTTTTTCGACGCATAGTTCGATTTGTCATAATTCTATTTGCACTAAGTCCTGTATTAATACATGCGTAACCTAAATTCATATAATTTTATTTAATTTTATTTACCAATTTTGTACTCCATTATAAATTTTAACTCCAATCCACCACATTATCAAGAAACAACCAACTTTTGGGTTTGCCAAAAAACAAAAAACAATAATTGCTAAAGTAGCGATTGTGTAATTTTTGAAGATATTATTTAATCCATAAAGAATACCTGCTATTGCTATCCATGTTATCATAACCTTAATTTTTTATTTATACCATGAATATACGAAAGATATTTCAGGGAGCCAAATTTTCTTATGGGAATCTTTATTAAATTGCAGGGACTCCTGCCATTATTTTTGTTAGTCTTTTACCACCAATAGTTCTAGTATACCAACCATTTCCTGCTTTTGAAGGATCATCAGGGTGTTTACCATGCCATTCTAGTTTTGCAGATTTAGTAGGACCAATTATAGTACGAACTGTTTCTTCGTCATTAACTGTAGGTGCACCACCTACTTCTACATAAGCTCTATGAGCTGGGCCTGATACTTCTACATAATTTCCTGTTATATTTAATTCTGCTGTTTTTTTAGATAGTAAATTTTTAATGTTACTTTTTACCCCATCATGTCCTATTCCAGTATGTTTAGTTCCAAATTGGGTTTCTTTACCAAAAGAAGCTACATCTAACTCAGGATCATCATCTATATCAGCTACTGCCCAATAAGTTAATGAAGGATCTAAAATATCATCTGCTGATTGGATTTTAACATTGCCCCCTATAGACTCATAAGCGTTTTTAATTAAAGTGTAGATATTATCTTTTACTGCTTCTAATTCTGCTTTATTAGTGATTTCAATGTATTTACCTTTAGGGTATTTAACATCTTCATCATTTTCTAATAATATGTCTATTAATTTAATCATGTTACCACTTTCTACAAGACCAATATCTAGCTTTAGTTTTAGGTCCTGGGTTATCACAATTATGTCTTGCGCGGAATGCTTTTCTTCTTTTAGGGTTATTTTTCTTTATATTCATTCCTTTAGCCCCAAATTCTACTTTTTTAACTTTAATAGTTCCATCTGCATTTTTCTTACCAGAATTTACATATACCTTAAACTTTTTACTATCACCTCTCATAGGTTTATTTAATGTAACTGTTCTACCTTGGTATTTAGCTTCTTGAATATTTTCAGGTATACATGTTTCTCTTAAATAATTTGCAAATTCTTTTAAATCGCTTTCTCTTACTATTTCAACTATTCCTTCTTCAAACCTTGTGTTATCTCTTTGAAGATGAACACCATATTCAACTCTATCACCGTCTTCTTTTTCTAATTTTTCTGCATGAGCTTTTGCTCTATCTTTAGGTGTTTCATAATCACCATAAGATACCATAAATTCTCTTCCTTTAGTCCATCCTCCTTTTTTAACTGCTTCTGGGGCAAACGCTGGGTACTCAGGATCAAATCCTCTTTTCTTTAAATCTTCAGCATCTTTTCGTCTCCACATAACAATAAATCTATCTTCATTTAATTGATCTTCTTTAACAGACACAAATTGTTTTCCCTTTTTACTACCTCTTGTTTTTTTAGCCACAGTAGCTTTTCTTTCAGCTTTAGTCATATTATTAGCTTTAGCTCTAGGTAAACATCTAGTAGTAGCTTTACCTTTTTTCATAGTACCACATTCACCTGATATATTTCCAGATGTGTTTATTCTTACCCAATCTTCTTTTTTAAACCAATCTCTTAAAGATTCATCAATTGCTTTAGAAATTTTGTCTCTTTTATTTTTTAAGTACTTATCTGTTTTATCTACTTTACCATCATTATTAATATCTTCATCTTCTTTTCCTACAGGATCTAATGCTTCTCCTTTCATTTGTCCTTTACACACTTTAACTGCCCTTCCAGAAAGATAAGCTGATGATTTTTCACCTGCTCTTTTACGTTTAGCTATATAATTTTTACCTTTTTTGCATAGTTTTTCTACTATTGCATCTACACGTTTTAATGATTTTGATAACTCCATTGTATATTATTTTAAAGTAATTTTATGACTAGGAGAATTTTCTCCTCCCATTGTAAATATTAAATTGTCTTTAGCCATCATAAAGGCTAAATCTTTACCAAATTTTTGTCTATCTTCTATTCTAGAAAATGATTCATTTCCTGTTCTATCAGCCCAAATTTGCCACCATCTAGTTACTATTTCCCACATTTTACCCGGACTATCCATTACTGGTAGTATTTCTTTTTTATAACGACCTCTGTGTTTATATGCCCATTTTTTATAATCTAAATAAGCAAATTCATTTGGTGAATCTTGAGGAAATGCTATGCCTGAGTCTTTAAACAATTCTAATAATTTAATCATGCTTTATTTATATGTATGTCCTGAATTAGCATTTCTAGCTCTAATTTAGCTGTTCCTATAGAACCATCTTCTAAATACTCTTGAATATATCTTAATTTATTGTATAATTCTTCTCTACTCATATTCTTTTTTCATTTCTTGAAGAATTTTTTCTACTAATTCTTCTTTATTTAATCCTTCATTAAAAGGATTGTACTTGGCTGCTGTTTTTTTTACCCATTTTTTTGCAGCTTTCCAAGCTTGACATCCAAGTCCACAAATACCCTCATTTATAATTTTATCAAGTCTTTGTTCTTGGAATTTATTTAATTTGCTCATTAGAAGACATTTTGTTATACATATCAACAAAAACGTCTAAAGGCACCCTATGACCCATATTTTTTTCAACAACAATTTCTAAATCATTCCAATCACCTTTTAACATTTGAAGAGTAAGATCAGGAACAATAACATCATCTTTTTTACCTAAAACAACTAATCCTTTTAATTTTTCTGTGCCTGATCCTAGCCCATCTATTTCAATAGATCTACTATGAATAGCAGGATTAAAAACTAAAACAGGAATTCCAGTATGAGTTGACAATGCCATAGCGAAATAACCACCCATACTAGATCCTATTAATAAATCAGGTTCTTCAGTTTTAACATAATCTAACCACTCTTCAAATATATCTTTTTGAGTGTAATCCATAGTAGGAGCTTCTAGAAAATCAACTTCTTGATCTAAAAACTCCACTTTAATCCCCCCTTGGGGGGATTCTAATCCGTGGAAATATATTACTGATTTTACCATATTTACTTTTTTATTAATAAACCTGGTGAGACATTGTATTTTCTATCCATTGAACCTAATCCATCTAATCCTTTAACTACAATATTTTTATTATTAATTTTTATAACTTCAAATTGATCATTAGGATCAACTTTTGGGGATTTAATTCCAACTATATCACCTACATTAAAATCATTTTTACTTAATCTAGGAGTAGCTTTACCTACTCTAGCTGTTAATTTAGTTCTTAATTCACTAGAATCATATCTAACATTACCTAAACTAATAGTAATACCATACTTCTCTTGAAGTGGTGCTAATAAATCTTGAATTTCACTATGAATTGATTGAACTGTTTGTCTATTTAACTCTGTCATAACCTTTATTATTTTTAATATTATGCCATGAATATACGAAAGGGATCCTGGGTAGCCAAATTTTTTTGCAGAAATCTACCAATATCTTATACTTCCTCCATCAGGAGCTGGTTTTTCTTTTTTGTTTTGTGACTTCCATGCTAAATTATCTATAGGTTTTTTTTCAATTATTGATTTTTTATTATCAACCCCTTCATTTAAATCTTTTTGAATTTCTTTTTTAGTTATTAAAGGTTTTTTTTCTTTTTTATTATTTTTTAAAGTTTTTTTTTCCTCTTTATTTTTAATTTTTCTTGTAATTTTTAACAGTTCTTGTTTAGGAGATTTATTTAATTGGGCAAAAGCAAAATTAGCAGCTACTACTAAAGCAATTGCTAAAGGGTCAAATACAAATATAATAGTTATTAATAACCAATTAATTATTTTATCCATAGGAGTTCCAGTTAACCCTGCTAAATATTTTAATGGTCCTAATTCTCCTGATATATTTGACGAATTTGATACTTCTACTATTTCAGTTTCATAATCAAATAATTGTGAATTTAACTCATCTAATTTAGTATTAACTACTGTTTGTCTTTCAATAGTTTGATCTAATTGAGATGTTAAAGCTTTACGTGTTGATGAAGATTGAGTTGTAATTACATTACCTAAAGTGTCAGTATATTGTATTACATTGTTGCTTAAACCATTTCTTAAACCTGTTATGGATTCGTTAATACTAGTTTTTTCTTCATTATATACTATTATTTGTTCTTTTATATTATCTCTTTTAGTTACAATTAATGCAATTTGGGCATCTATATTACCGGCTAATGCTGCTGTTTCTTGGTAAGCTGCACTTAAAAATCCATAAATCCCCATTGAAGTTATAAGAATTAATACTATACAAGCCGTAGTAAGATATATTTTTAACAAAAAGGGTAGTGTTTTTCTATATTGATATAATAAAGATGCAATTACTAATTTAGCAATTTCTAAAGAAGCTGCCATTATAATAACTGCAAAAGTAGCTCCTGCAAATAATTTACTAAGACCACTAACGGAATAGAATGCTGCTGACCCTGATACAGCTAAAGCCGAAAGAGCTATTATAAAGGGAAATACTCTTTCTTGTATTTTTTTCCACATAACTTTTTTTAATTTAATTAAACAATATCCTTAGACTCTAAAAGAGTATAAGTAAAATTATTCCCCCATAAATCTCTAGCTTGACGACAAATTTTCATAAATACAGCCCAATCATCATTAGCTGCTATTACTTGACATCCTGCAGACCATTTATCTACTTGTGAAGATTTTTTACCTTCCCATTTAGTAGCTCTATGAATGTTAATTCCAAATAATCCTTCTTGTACTGATTCTTCTAATAAATCATATTTGTCATCACGATTATTATCTCTATAAACTTTTACAGGTCTTTGTTGTCCTAATGCTTCATATTTACCAGCATGTAATCTTATTTTATGTGAACGTCTATATTGACCTGGTTTAAGTATTGCTACTCCTTCTTTTCTCATTATATTTTCAACCCAATGAGTTCCTGGGTCTGTTGTACAGTCAAAGCAATGAAAACACCACTCACCATCTACTTTGTAAGATAGTGTAAGCTTGTCATCAAAAGCATTTGTTACTTTATCAGCAGTCTCACAATTTCGGACACCTACGATATTTACATCATAGTCCCCACCATCAAACCAAACATAATTTTTGGCTTTTACTGCTTCTTCAATTTGTTCTCTAGTATACATTTTTGTTAATAGATTATTTATTTATAATTTCTCCTTATCGGTTAGGAGCCCAACCTTATTTATTTTCTATTTGCAAATTTTTCTAAACCAGCAATACCGAAACAACCCAGTACTACCATTACAAATGAGTTATATATACTATCATTTATTACTAAATCTCTACCTGCCCATCCTGTTATTACATCAGCTAGCATTACTATTACCATTATTAAAAAAGCACAAAATCCTATTATACTTTTTTCATTATACTTATTATCATCTTTAAATATATCCCACATTTTTATTGTTTTAAAATTGTTGTATTTATTATTTCATCTTCAAAACTTATAATCATATTATACATACCCGAAGGGTAATTAGACATATTAATTTGTTTAGCGTCCTCCTGTGATATTACTAACTTACCCATCATATCATATATTTTAACATTTACTTCTTTTATACTTTGAATATTTAAAATATCTATAATAGGATTTGGATAAACTAATAATTCATTTGAATTTTCAATTAAATCAATAGGCCATCCTAAATCACAATAATTATATAATTCAACACAATATGAATCCCATTCTCCTTCACAACATTCAGTATCAATTGATATTACCCAAGCAAAGCATTCATTAGGTAGCCAATATGGTTCTCCTGGTCCTCCACTACAACCAGCATCATAAACACAACTTCCATCATCTGTATTTGCTGTTAAACTATAATTGTAAGCACTTACATCTGTACATCCAGTTAATACATCTATACATCCTCCTGAGTCTGTATTTGCTAGTGGATCATAATTTATTGCTTCTTCATCCATACATCCTATTACAACGTCTATACATGAGAAATCTTCAACATTTGCATCTGCATTATAGTTAAATGCTGCTGGATCAGTACAACCTTCAACTATCTCAATACATGAATCATTATCAACATTTGCTTCTTCATCATAATTTAATGCTGTAGGATCTGTGCAACCATAAACTATTAATATACATGAACCATCATCTGTATTTGCTAATTCATTGTAATTAACTGCTAAATTATTTGTACAACCATAAATAAATGGCTCACATGTTCCATTATCTGTATTAGCATCAGAATCATAGTTCCACGCAGTTGAGTCAGTACAACCATAGATAAATGGTATACACGAACCATTTTCAACATTTGCATTTTCGTTATAATTTAATGCCGTGCTATCAGTACATCCATACACAAATGGTTCACAAGTTCCATTATCTGTATTAGCTAAAGGGTTATAATTAAATTGTGTATCATCTGTACACCCATAAATAAAAGCAATACAAGAACCATTATCTGTATTTGCATTTTCATTGTAGTTAAATGCAGCTGCATCTGTACAACCATAAATAAGTGGTATACATGAACCATCATCTGTATTAGCAGTTGAATCATAATTGAATGCTTCTTCATCCGTACAACCATATAAATAAGGTACGCAACCATTATTAGTATTTGCTAACGCATTATAATTAAGAGCTGTATCATCCATACAACCAATTACAACTGGGATGCAACTTTCATCATCTGTGTTTGCATTTAGATCATAATTAAATGCTTCAGGATCTGTACAACCATAAATGTAAGGAATGCAACCTGAGTTAGTGTTTGCTGTCTCATCATAATTTAATGCAGTATCATCTGTACATCCAATAACCACAGCTTCACATGTGCCATCATCAGTGTTAGCATTAGAATTATAATTAAATGCTGTTTCATCAGTACAACCTAATATTGGATAAACACATCCAGAATTTGTATTGGCTTCTTCATTATAATTAAGTGCTGTATCGTCTGTACAACCAATAACTACTTCTTCACATGTCCCGTCATCTACATTTGCATTAATATTAAAATTAAAAGCATCTGGATTAGTGCATCCTAATACTGGATAAATACAACCTGAGTTAGTATTTGCGGTTTCGTCGTAATTGTTTGCGGTATCATCTGTACAACCTATCACTACTACCTCACATGTATTATCTTCTGTATTAGCTTGTGGATTGTAGTTAAAAGCTTCTGGGTCTGTACATCCATATACAAATGAAATGCAACCAACATTAGTATTTGCTAGTTCATCATAATTAAATGCTTCTGGGTCAGTACATCCATATACATATTCTATACAACTACCATCATCTGTGTTAGCATTAATATCAAAATTGAATTGAGTTGGGTCCATACAACCATATACAAATGGTTCACATGGATTATTTTCATCTGCTGTATTTGCTTCAGCATTGTAATTAAATGCTGTCTCATCTAAACAACCATAAATAAATGGTTCACATAAATTATTATTTGTGTTAACATCTACACCATTTATTCCTGTTAGTGGATTTCCTACTCCATCATTATCATAATCATTATAAGTATATGAATTAGGATTCAAACAACCATATACAAAAGGATAACAAGAACCATCATCTGTATTTGCATCTGAATTATAGTTAAATTGATTTGTTTGTGTACATCCTTCTATTACTGGTATACATGAATCATCATCTACATTTGCTTCTATATCATAATTAAAGGCATCATCTTCCGTACAACCATAAACTACTTCAATACAAGAATCATTGTTTGAATTGGCAGATGAATCATAATTAAATGCTAATTCGTCTGTACATCCATAAATAAATGGTTCACATATTAATCCATCAAAATCAAAATTAGCTATTGGATCATAATTAAATGCAGTTCCATCTGTACATCCTAATATATAAGGTACACAAGGATCAGTAAGATCTCCAATTGCTGTTCCATTAACTGTTGCAGTATAATCAAAATTAAATGCATCTTCATCCATACAACCAAATACTGCAAATTCATCACATGAACCATCATCATAATCTGCTTCTACTCCATATTCATCAATATAAGTATAATATTCTGTATAAGCTTCATTATTACAACCTGGATTATAATAACATGAACCATCCGTTGTATTTGCTGTTGCTATATAATTGATAGCTTCTTCATCTAAACAACCATAAACTTTTGGTATACAACTATTACCACATTTAGCTTCTGCTTTGTAAATAAACCCATATTGGTTATAAGATAATATTGGATTTGTATATGGATTTGTTCCTCCATTTGTTATTACTAATCCTACTGGATTTGTTATTTCAAACTTACATTGTTCTGCTGTTTGTTGTGAATTTCCAAATGAATAAAAATAAGTATTTATCATTTCAGATGTATTCAAATCTAAAACTGTATCTAATTGTAATTGATCTGGTTCTAATGTAAAGGGTCCCCACCAATTATCACCTTGTGTTACTACTAGAAATGATCCAGCCCAACCATTATCTCCCCAATCTTGTAATGTTAATGTGTTATTACAATTTGGAGTATCTAACATTGATGTTGCTTCTTCATCATAATTAAAGGCATCTATATCTGTACAACCATAAACATTTGGAGTTAAACATGAACCATCATCTTCAGTTGCGTAAACATCATATTCTACATAATCTGAATCTGTACAACCTTGTATTATATCATCAATACATTCTTGAACAAAAATATTTTCTTGAAATATAGGACCAAAATTACCTCCACCTGTTGAAAGTGTATCACATGGAGTATATACTATCCAAGATCCATCTATACCTCCCCATATTGAACCAGCTAAACCATCACCATAAGTATCTGTTATGCTAAATAAAACTGAAGTTCCATTATCGATACAAACTTGTTTTTCAACAACACCATAATCAGGAATATCACTGTATGTTCCTGGTTCTACTAAATCTAATACAGTTCCACCTCCATCATATATTGCCCAACCTGTTTCTCCTTGATATTGATCTAATGTTATTTCTACTGTTACTACTGTCTTTCCTGGAGAACAAGATATATCAGTTCCATCACAAGAACCATCGTCTATAGTAGCAGCTGGGTTATACATGTTTGATGTTGGATTTGTACAACCTGGTATATTAATACAAGATCCATCATTTACTCCTGCTTCAGGATTATAATTTAATGCATTTTCATCTGTACAACCATAAATAAATGTACATGGATCCATGTACCAATATTCACCTACTACTGCATTAACATTTAATCCTGGTGAAAATGTTCCTAAATTTCCATCTGCTTCTGCTTCTGTATAGCATACATAAATTAATACTGCTGGTGCATTACAGTTACCTTGAACTTCTGCAACAAAATCTACATAAAAAGTATTTTCACCTATGTATAATTTATTTCCAACTTCAAATATATCTTGATTGCCGTTAAAGTAAAAATCGGGATCTACCCCGAAATAATTTTGTCCCCATACTTCAGTATTACAACTACCACCTGGAAAAATTAATCCTGATGGGAAAACTGCTGCTTCAGGGTCATAATTAGAAGCTAATTCATTTGTACATCCTTCTAAAAACTCACAAGAACCATCATCAAAAAAGGCATTTTCATCAAAATTAATTGCCATTTCATCTGTACATCCATTTGATGGAGGAGCGCAAGGTGCTATTGTTAATGTTTCTACTAATTCTGTGGCATATGAATCCATCCAACCTATTGTGTCTGATTCTATAATTTCATCATATGTGTATTCCCCAAAAGGTCCTTCATGATAAAATAAATCTTCACATGTATTATATATTTCAACCCACCCATCTTGCCATAAACCATCTCCCCATGTATCATATATAAAATAATAATATTCTCCTGAGTTTAATTCTATAAGTTCTTCATGTAAAGTAAGTCCATCTTCATATGGTCCCCCAAATGCTATAATAGAATCATTTTCATTTAATAATTCCCAACTAGTTTCTTCAGGCCATTCATCTGTAAATACTACTATATTAATCCAAGAATCATATAATGATATTGTATCAGTTGTTAATGTATCTATTAATTCTTCCCCATAATCTGGTGGTGGAGGAGGGGGAGGAGGATTAACAATTGTATCTTGTGTAAAAACCAATAATGGTAAAAGCAAGAATGTTAAAAGTATGTTTTTCATCTTTTTCTATTTTTAGGTCTATTTACTTGTTTATTATTTGATCTATTTTTATTAGTATTCCTAATATTATTAGACTTATTATTAATTTTATTAACATTTGAGTTATTTAAATTAAATGTTCTATCATAATTTATCTTGTTAATATTATACTTAACATTATTTTGTTTATTATTTCTAGTTGAATTATGTGATTTCCAATCTCTAGGAAAAACAAATGACTTATCTTTATCATTTCTTACTTTAACTGTTGGGGTAAATTTTCCATGATTAATTTTACAATCAGGTCCTGTATTATGGAATTTAGGTCCTCTATGACCATATACATAATGTCCTGGTTTACAGTCTATAATAATGTGAGTATGTATGTGATAATGATAAGGAGGAATAAGTTGGTAATAATACCACCATGGGTAAAAGTGAGGTATTCCATAATAATAATAAAATCCAGTATGATATCCCCAATAAACATCTATTCCATTATAATAAACTTCTGTCGAATGTGGGTGATCTTCATAAATAGGATCGTAAGCATATTGTGTTAGGGTACAACTACTTAATAATATTAATATAACTAAAATTTTTTTCATAATTTAAAATTGGTCCATTACTATTTCGTCTATAACTTCTTGTATTTCTTTTTTTGTTGCTTGCATACTAAATGAAATATCCGCTTCATATCTTTCTTCTTCTTCACCATCAACTAGTACTAATATTGTAGGAACAACTGTTATTTTATGGTCTGTTGCAGCTTGAGAATCTGTTGCAATGTCAATATTTTTAATTTTACAATCAGTCAAATCACTTACCCATTTCACATCATTAGCAGCATTCCAATTTGCATTAAAATGAATTACTTGTATTTGTGAATATGTTATTCCTGATATCAATAATAATATTAGTAATAATATTTTTTTCATAATTTTTATTTTAATCGATCTATTTTTTCCTCAATACGTTTTAGATCTTCTTTAATCTCTTCAACATCATCTTGAGTATTTTGTATAGTTAATCGAATGTTTTTATCTTTCATATCAAATTCCATCCGTGTTACATCTGGTGGTGGAATCTCTATTACTGGTAGTTCTTTAGCTTCTGCTATGTCTGCTTGAAGTGCAAACCACATCCCAACAACTGTTGTTATTGCTGCCCCTATTGCAACTAAGGTTTTTATACTTACTTTAAAACTTGTATCTTCGTTTAATTCTTTTGCCATTTTTAAAATATTTTATAATTGACACCAAAGCTAAAATTGTGCCATTCTCTATTCCAATACTTATTATATTTACCTTCTATAAATATTCCCATATTTTTGTTAAACCAATATCCAAATATTAATCCACCTGAGTAGTCTACCCATTGACCACCATTAAATGTATCGTATGAATATTCATTATTACTTAACCAATGTAATGGTAAAACATTACCCCAAGCATGTAGCCAATAATCTTTTTTATAACTGTAATAGTCAAATCCTACAATTATTGAATAATTCCATACATTTGGTAATTTATTTTTTTCATTTATTACATAATCGTCTAACATTTGTGGTATAACAACTTCTTCCCACACTTCATTTGAGTTTGCAACTACATTACCATTTGGATCTGTGTAGATTTCATTAAATGGATCTATTTGATATCCTTCTTGTAATGCTAAATATGTGTAATGTAAATTACCATTTTCTAATATCCATTCATCTAAAGGGTTAAAACCATAAGGTTCAGATAATCTTTGAGCTGTTCCTATATTAAATGATAATTTTCTATTAATTTTTTGTCTATATCTTAATGATGCTTCAAAGTATTCTATATCAGCAAAACCATCTTTTAAAAATTCAGCTTTAGTCATCCATCTATCTGCTACATATCTTAGGAAATGGTGTTGATCAAAAAATGTTAATCCTTGTTGTCTTTTATATTCTCCTTGAAATAAAAATTCAAACCCAGAAACTTTACCTACTGTTGCAGCATCTGAAAATGAATTTTCTGTTCCTTTTTTAAATGCTTCTTTAGGTAAATAACCAAATCTAGCAATTTTTCTCACCCCAAATATTACTGAGTAATCAAATGGTGTTTCTATAATATTTTGATTTAATGTTCCTGTTGTTATAGAATAGATATCATCATCAGCTAAAGATGTACCTCCATTTACCCCACCATAAAATGTTGAAAATTTAGTGAATTTTTTAAATTCTGCTTTAAAATCGAATGATTTTTTTTCATTTTGACCAAACATAAAAAAAGGAATGATCAATAGCGAAACTAATAGTTTTTTCATTTGTTATTTTTTGTTTTTTTTCTTTTTTCTACCTCTCCTTTTTTTACCTTTTGTTGCTTCTCCTACATCTTTTAATTGTGATGCAAAATTTTTAGCGGCTTTTTTGACATCTTTAAATTCTTTGTTTATTTCCTTAGCTCTGCTTTTAGCTTCTTTGTAAACATCAATAGCTTTTTCATCTAATGTTGTTTTGCTTCTAAGCCAAAACCAAAACCTATTTAGTAGAGATTTTATTTTTTTCATGACTAATTATTTTATTGATAAATATATAGAAAAAAACTATCCATCGCAACTTACACATTCGGCTGTTCTAGATCCTAAATCTCCTTTTATTACTGAATCTGTTCTTAAATAATATAATGTTTTTATACCTAATTTCCATGCTTCCAAGTGAACTTGATTTATCCATCTAGGGGTATCTGTAGGTGGAAAGCATAAATTTAAAGATTGAGTTTGATCTATATATTTTTGTCTAACAGCAGCTTGTTGTACTAATCCTAATTGATTAATTTCAGCAAATGTTAAAAATACTTCTTTTTCTTCTTCAGATAATATATCTTCTGGTAGGTTTTGAACAGAACCATCATCAGCCAAAATTTGATCCCATACTTTATTATTATTTTGTTTTTTATTTGTTAATAAATTTTCTAATTCTTTATTTTTAACAATAAAAGTTCCTTTAGCTCCATTAAATGTATAAACATTTGCGGGTTCTGGTTCTATACCTGCGGAACACCCATTAATTCTAGAATTAGATACTGTTGGTGCTATAGCTAATAAATGAGTATTTCTCATACCTGTACCTTTACACCATAAGGGTTCTCCATATTCTTCAGCTAATTTTCTACTTGCTGCTTCAGCTTCATTTCTAACTTGAGACATAATTGTATGAGTCCAAGCTGTTGATGCTATAGAATTAAATGGTAGGTTTTTCTTTTGTAAAAAAGTATGCCAACCCATCACACCTAAACCTAATGCCCTTCCTTTTTTAGCATGTTTATGTGTTCTCTTCATAGATGACTTACCATTAGTTTTATCTATAAATTCTTGCATTACTCCATCTAAAAAATAAATAGATGTTTCTATTAAATCTGTATCTTTCCATTCATCATATTTCGCTAAATTAACTGAACTTAGACAACAAATAAAGCTATGTTCTTCATCTGTATGTAATGTAATTTCTGTACATATATTTGTCATAGACACATTAAGATTATTCATCATATAACCTAATGGATTGTCTTTATTTACATTATCTTCAAACATTATATATGGTTCACCTGTTTCTACTCTTGACTTTAAAATTTCTAGCCAAAGATCCATTGCCTCTTGATTTCTATCATTTAACTTCCTCATAAAATTATCATCAACTACAACACATTGATGTAAGTTTAAACATTGTCTGTTAGGATCACCTTTAGGTCTACGAATTTGTAAAAATTCATCAATGTCAGGATGATTTATATTACAGTTTACTGATGCTGCTCCTCTTCTTACATTACCTTGATTAGTTGCTATAATAGCTGAGTCATATATTTTACACCAAGGTACTACCCCTTCACTTTTTCCATTTCCTCTAATTTCTTCACCTCTAGGTCTAATTCTACTAACACCAACTCCAACTCCACCTCCTGCTGCTGTTAATTTCATTAATTCAGCATTAGTTAATCCTATTCCTCTAATAGAATCGGGGGTATCAACTCCAAAACATGAAATAGGTAAACCTCTATCTGTACCTGTATTTGATATAACCGGTGAAGCTAATCCTAACCAACCATTCCAAATATATTTAAAAAATTTAGTTACTAATTCAGGTTTTCCTAAACGTTCAGCTATTGCTGATGCAACTCTTCTATATGCTTTTCTAGGGGTTTCTCCTGGTAGAAGATAACCTTTTGATATTGTTGATAAGGCAACTTCTGACATCCATTCAGGATAATCTTTACCTTTTTCCCATTTTGTATAATCTGCTATTAAATTATTATCCATTTTTAAAATATTTTAGCTGAATCCCACTCTATATGTCCTTTACTATAATTTGTTACTCTATTTGCAAAAAAATCAGTATGTTGTTTCCCTGCTGATAAATGGTCAAACCACTTCATTCTTTCTACTGCATTTACATCTATACCATTTACTATAGGTCTATAACCTAAATCACCCATTTTTGTATTTACTCTATGTTTAATAAATGATATTAAATCATCTTTACTACAACCTTCTAAATCACCCATTTCATAAACTTTATCTATAAAATTTAATTCTAATTGTAATGAAAGTAAAGCAGCTTCATTAATAGCAGCCTCTAATTCAGGTGTTTTTAATTCAGGTTTTTCCTCTAGAAGTGTTCTAAATAACCAACAACCAGCATCTGAATGCATTGACTCATCTCTTATGCTCCATTCTACTATTTGCCCTACTCCTTTTAACTTATTTCTTAATTTAAATGATAATAAAACAGCAAATGATGAAAATAAATTTACTCCTTCAGTAAAAGCTGAAAATATTGCTAATGATTTAGCTATTTCATGCCAATCTTTTTCTCCTTCAAAACTATCTCTAACATTCATTAAATTTTCTATTTTAGCCATTGTGGTTTCATCTTCTAGAAATTCACTAAAATCATCTAATCCTAATTCTTCATTTAATAAACTATAAGCTTCAGCATGAATAGTTTCAAAACATCCAAAAGTTACTGCCATTGCTATAATTTCTGGTTTTCTAAACCATTTTGTTACTAAAGTTGACCAATAATCATTTACTACTGTTTCTGTTTGAGCAAACCCTTTTAATATAGAACCTATAATATTTTTTTCTGATTCTGTTAAATTTTGTTTCCAATCGTTAACATCAGCCATCATTGGAACTTCTGTCCATAACCAATGTGCTTGTTGTTGTTTCATATAAAAATCAAAAGCCTTTGGATATTCAAAGGGCTTATAAATGATACGTTCTTTAGTAATGTCTTTTTTTGCCATTTAATTAAATTTTAATAGTTAAGAATTGAGTTCAAAAAACTTTTTTTGAAGTGATGATTTATCGAATTTATCTATACCACTATCAAAATTATTTTGTGGGGTTTGTTGGGGTGATTCTTCTTCAACATAAAGATCATTAGATACATCAAAATGTCCTGTGGAAGTATTTGCTTTTACCCCAAATGTCAAACCATCCATACCATATCTGTTTTTCATAATGTGAAATCTACCAGTACCTTCTACTTTATCTTTACGTTGACGTGAAAGAGAAATACAAACATCAGTTATCATCATTTTATCATAAGATCCTGCTGCTTTATCTCCTTCTACAATATTATCTTTAGCTCCTGCACGATTTACTTGAGAAACACTCCAAATAGGAATATTTAATTCTCTAGCTAATCCTTTAGTGCTGCTATAAATATCATCAATTTCACTTTTACGATCGATTGTTTTTCTTTTTGATGAAAGAAGATCAACATAATCAATAATTACTAAATCAGGTTCAATTCCTAAATCTTTTACTTTTTGAATATGTGATTCTACTGTAGTCATAGTTGCTCTACCTGTAGGGAATTCTTTTATAATTAAATTTCCTTTTAAATCACCAATTAAATTTTCAATTTTGTCTTTTTGGGATGTTAATTTATCAACTGGGATTTGTGAGAAAAAAGCATCATATCTTCTTCCTACATAATCTTCTCCTAATTCTAAAGTATAATGTAAAACATTATAACCTAATTTAACAGCAAATCCTCCTAAAGCTACTAATGACCAAGATTTACCACCTCCCGGATTACCAAATATGAGACCAAAATCTCCATTTCCCAATCCACCTTGTAATAGGGTATTAATTTTTTCCCAAGGAGTTGGAATTGTAACTCTATGATTTTCTCTGTAACGTGCTTCCACGTCTTTATTATATTCATGTCCTATGTTTTTATCTTGCCCTGCTTTAATAGCATTATTTATTAATTCACGAATTGATTCAAAATCACCTCCTTTTAAAAGATCAACACTATTTAATAATGCTTTTCTTAATTGTTGATTTTTACAAAAATTTGAAAATTCTTCTTCTACATATTTTAAATCCTCATCAGATGCTTTATAAGCTTCCTTTAATTGTTCTTTAACTGATATTTGAAGTACTTCATTTTCTATTTTTTGTAATTCTACTTTAAGTATCTCCATTGAAGGGGTTGTATGATACTTATCATAATACTTTAAAATATTTTTTATAACCCATTTATGTGCTTGATTATCCCAATATTCTTCACTTAAAATATCATGGATATTTGTTAAAAAACCTTTATGAGTTAATAATGAAGAAAGAACTTTTATTTGAAAAGGTTTACCATATTGATTTAAATTTGTAAGGGTCATATAACTTATTTTTTAATAACTAAATTTGCAAAAACATCTTTTATCCAAAACTCTACATTTCTAATCAACCCTCCTAATTGATCTTCATTGTACATTGCTATGAATTCGTCGGGATGATAATGAAGTTCTTTAGATTCAACAAACTTATTTAAATAATTTTTTTCTTCTTTACTTAACATTGGGTTACTTAAATCCATTACAGAGTAATTTTTTTCCAATTCTTCTTGACCATGAATTACTCTAGCATAAACAACATGTTCTTTCATCTTTGATTCACATATATCTAAAATATCATCCCAAACTAAATTACGTTCTACTAATTCTGGGAATTTTTTAAATAAACCTTTTTTACCTAATCCTTTTACTCCTTTAATTTTATCTGAATTGTCACCTAGTAATGTTTTATATAAAATAAAATTTTCAGGAGAAATATTAAACTTTTCAACTACAGTTTCTTTAGTATAATATTCTTTTTCAATAGGACGATACACAATAACTTTTTCACTAACTAATTGTATAAAATCTTTATCAGATGAAACAATAAAAGCTTTATCTTTAGGACCTTGAGGAATTACTTCACTTAAGTAAGCAATAATATCATCAGCTTCTACTTTATCAATAGTAATTGTTTTAACAGGCAATGCTTTTAAATATTGAATAATTCTGACCATTTGATCTACTTTAGCATCATGTTCATCATCTAAATCATCAAATGCTTCCCAATTAGTAATACGTTGTAAATCTCTACCTGATTTATATTCTGGTATTAAATTTTTTCTATTATTGGCCGATCCTGCTCCATCAAATACTACATAAACTTGAGTTGGGTTAATTTGTCTTATTAAAGCTCCTAATGATCTAAAAAATCCACCTAACCCACCAATATGAACCCCTTGAGGATTTACCATATTAAGCATAGCAAAATTTCTAAAAAATAAATTTAAACCATCTATTAATAATACTCTTTCTCCTGTTTGTATAATTTCTCCTTCTTCTGTAATATTATCTAGAAGTTTAAATAATTCTTTTTGTTTCATATATTAAGTTTTATACGGGAATATACGAAAAGAAAATGGGGAATCAAAATTTATTCGGGTTCTTTTCCGAAAGATGTTATGTCAGAATACGCTTGATCTTCTTCAACTACTCTAAAATCACCACCACCTAAAATAGCAGCCCAATCATCTTTTCTAGCTTCTTTATATTCTTTTAATTCTCTATCATTGTCATTAATAAAACCATGAGGAGTCATAACAATTTTACCTCTAGTAGTAACACCATTAATATGATTTTTATCAATTTGAATATTTACACGTTTAGCAAATTCTACTTGTTTACCATCTTTAATTGCTTTAATTTTAGATGTTCCAGCAGACATTATATTACCAAATGTAACTACAAATGTTGAATCAAACCACATAGCATAACCTCCTTTATTCATTAATTTAGGTTTACCCATTGGAGATTCTGGTTTTAAAGTCCATACTTTATTAATACATAACAAAGTATTAGTATATGGAGATGACTCTTTACGTGACAGCGTTATACGTTGATTAACATTATTCCCAAATTGAGTAGACATAGCTCCTGCATTCCATTCATTATTATTTTTATTAGATTTTAATGACATTTCGCAAGGTACTGATCCTATAGAATCCCATAAGAATAATAAATCATAAGGTAAATTGCCCTTCTTTTGTTCATCAATTAAATCTAAAATAAATGCAGCTACGTCTTCAATAGAATTAATAGTTTCTCTATCTGTGTAGATAAATTGACCTTCATAATTTAAAACTTCATTTGTTTTTTCATCACGAATTTCTTTTATATCCATACCCATTTGTTGAGCATGTTCCCAATTCCATTTCATTTCTGTAATAATGAATACAGGTAGTATACCTCTTTTTTGAGCTGACACTGCAGCTTCAATTAAACCTGTTGTTTTACCTGTATCGGAATGACCTCTAAGAAGAACAATATGACCCATAGGAATTCCAGGAATTGATGTTACATCCTGGAATGCCTTGGATAAAGGGATCCATTCTTGATCCTTAAATTTAATATTTTGTTTTAAACCTTTTTTTTCTTTAAAAGAATTTAAACTAAAATTTGCCTTAATTTCTTTAGAGGCTGCAGCCGTTAATGATCTTTTTTTTCTCGACATACTTACTTAATTAAAATGGTAAAGGATCAGCATCAGAAGTATTTGAATTTTTCTCATCAAATAAATCATCAAATTGCTCTGACTTTGATTTTTTAACATTTGTATCAAGTGAGTAATTACCAGATTTTGTATCTCCATCAAATGCTACAGCAGGTTCTTTAATAATATCACCTTCTTTTTCTTCATCTTCAGGAGTTAAAAATTCTTGTAATGCTTCTTTAACTTCATCAAAAGTATAACGTTTAAAAATTTTCATTGGATCAGGTTGATCTTCTAAAAATTTACTAACTTCATCTTTATCTTTTGATATTGGAGAAGTTTTTAACGAAGGTCCAATTGAAGTTTTATTATAAGGAGTTCCTGTAGTTTCAGGTCCTACTGTTGTTAGCTTAATATCTCTACCTTGAGCAATATCAGTATAATCACCAATTTCTTCATCAGCAGCCATATTTAAAAATTCTTGATAAACTTCTTTACCAAATTGCCACAGCCTAACACCTTCAGATTCTTCACCTCTTACTACAACAGGTGCAAAAATTCTAGTTTTAGCATCTAATTTTTTAGCTAATCTCCAATTTTCTTTATCATTACTTGTTCGTAATTTTTTACAAAATTCTTGAATTGGGTCTTTTTCTTTCCAATTTAAAGGAGAAGCCATAACTCTCTTACCTATACCATAATAAAACATCATTTCAGTAAAAGGAAAATCTTTATTATATTTGTTAGGTACTACTCTAACAACTTGTTTACCAACTGAGGGTTTCCAAAATAAATTTTTACCTTCACCTTTTTTGTAGTTTGATTGATTTTGAAGGGAGTTTAATTTGTTTTTGATTTTTTGTAAATCCATGTTTATAACTTTTTATTTAATTTATAACTCTATTAATGTAAAAAATATTCTTAAGATAACCAAACTAAAGTTCAATAATCTTATGAATTTTTGTTTTTAATTGTTTTAACTCATCATGTTGAGTTAATAGTATTGTATTTCTATAATGCTCCCAAGTAATTGGAAATTTAGTATCAACTACTCCTCCATTTAACTTTTTTATTAATTCATTTAAAGCATTAATTGTATACAACGTATTTGTTTCTTTTTTTCTATGAACTAATATAGTACTATCTGGTAAATTATTTACATTACCTTGGTCTATATTATATGTACAAACATATTCGTCATTGCTTTTTATATGCAAAACAAATATTTTATTATACATTATATTATATCTGCTAGTTATAGAATTTAAAATTGTTTCTAATTCATCTAATGTAGTAAAAGTACAGAATAACTTGTTATTCAAATCTCCAAAGTTTTGGTTCGTAAAGTCAACGAAATCGTCTATACTATACATATTGTGGGTTTTATCTAAAATCGTAGGTGTTTCCATAACTTATTTTTATTTGTAATTTATACTGTTTAAATAATTCTTTTATTTTTATTAAAACTTCTTTTTCTTCTTTACACACATCGAATAAAAATGAATCATAAGTATATAAAATTAATTTAGTTTTTTTATTTTTTAATAATCTAAATATGTCATACATTATACAAACATTAACTGATGTCTCCAAATTTTGTAGTAAATAATTTAAAAGTTTTTGGGGCTTCATATTATCTAATTTATCTTTTTCAAATCGATGATTTGAAATAGGACATTCTATAAAACCTTCATTTTGAAATTTATACCACATCTCATCAGTATATATTTGGACTCTTTTAAAAAACTCTAAGTCTTTATACTGTTTAAATATTCCTCCATATAATTGTTTAAATGTCAGTTCTTTTGCTTTTTGATAATCCACTCCATACATGTCAGCAAAGGATTGATGAATATCTTTTTTATCCCACTTCCAATGAATGAGCTTACCCAAAAGAGTAGGATGATAAGCGCCAATATCAAGCTCGCAAAGGATATCATTACGAGTGTTAAAACTTCTTCTAGAATTGTTGTCTTTGTTAAGTGCTGCATAATTTACTCCTTTAAATTTATTTGATGGTCTTTTTGTGAGGGTTTTGAAGTTGTATTGTGTGTATGTGTAGTCGGAATCGATACTATGAAAATTCTGTTCGAATTGTGATCTATCAATTCGTAATCCACTTCTCTCCACGGCGTTGAAAACCACCGAGCATTTGTTGTTGTAGAATTCGTTGATTGGCTCATTTATTTTTTCTTTTAAATTATTAAATATATTTTCACAATACTCATAATGTTTTACAATAGGGATTATTCTATTAATATCTTTTTTATTAGGATATCTCCTCATAAATATTTCATGAGTTTGTGTAAATTCTTGTATATACGGAGGTGAATTGAGTGTTATGTCAAAGAGATTTTTTAGTGGAAAATAATGTAAAAATTCTTTTTTATCTCTAACATATATGGTATTTATCTTTGATAATAACAATATAATACCGTCTATATTAATATTAGTTGTTTCACTATGGGAAATGGGTATTATAAATCCTTTAGTTGTTACTAACGGTCTAATGTAGACAGCACACACATTATTTTGAACAGGATGTATTTTACTATTATAAGGAATTACTTCAACAAAAACTTCTTTATAATTAGCATTAGAAAACTGCTCAAATTGAACTTTATTTTCAACTAACCAAAACATAACTTTTATTTTTAAAATACGAAAAATATTTTAAATATCCAAATTTAATAGGTACTTCCAGGAGAACGTGATTGTCCCCTACTTGGTGTTGGTGATTCAGGAGCTTCCATTGATGCATTATTACCATAAGCTTGATTAGAAGTGTTTTTAGCTTGTCGTGCTTGTATACCTCTTATAATTCCTTCTTTTGATGGTGAAAAATCTGGAACCCGTCTTTGGGATGATGCTTTTTCTTCAGGGTGAACATTACTCCATGACGCACACCAATAATCTGTTTTTATTCTTGCATTTTTCCATTTTTGACAATGATTTTGTTTATTAAAAACACAATTACCACAATTCTGAAGTGTGTTTTGTGGATAACCATAAGCTGGGGGTAAGTCTGTAGGAACTAATTCTTCCGATTGTGGGTAATATCTATCATCTAACTCTCCATCATATCTGAAGTAATTACTATATACGAATTTTAAATAACGGTCAAAACCTATTCTATTATTTCTTATTTGATATAATTCAGTTAAATTACGATTTGTTGAATATACTTCTCCTATCTTTCCTATTAATACCCAATCTATCATAAAAGGTTCCCAATAACTCCAAATTATAGAAGGATCTCGATTGAGAATTTTATCATAAGTTTCTTTTGAAATTTCTTTATATATATTTTCATTAGTTTTTACACAAAAATATCTTTTGAAATTTCCTTTTTTATAATTATCTTCAGTTGGTTTAGTTACAAAAACTTGTGGGAGTTGGGGATAGTTTGGAGTTGTAAGAACTGGATCATATCCTTCTCTTATACTTAAATAATCACTCATTACATTTGTTTGCTGAAACTCATTTCCTCCATTATAAACACCATTATCCCCTGGAATAGGTCCATCCCACCCATCATCTATTCTTTCTTGAGAATTATACCACAAATTTACAGTTAAAGTTTCTCCTGAGAATTTTTCATCGAGAGTAACTGGAGGTAATTCTAATCTGTCATTAGGTGGATCTTCTGGAGTTTTTCCTGTCCACATTTCTCCATTTGATAATTTATAATAATAACCTCTATAAGCTACACCTTTTTGGGGGCCATCAGCATAAGTAAGTTCTGTCCCATCTGTGTATATATTTGTTTGTATTTGAGATTTAGGATAATACATAATTATATATCATTAGGGTTCCATCTTGTTCCTGATTTATTTACATCATCCCCTTGTGTACCCGCTGCTATGTAAGCTAAATCGTTATCTTTAAAATATTTTTCAGCCATATCCTTTTGGGTATCATCTTTAAAATATAAAGATTGATAATTTGGGCCTTCAGAATTAACCCACTTTTTAGGAATACCATTATTTTTTTCACCTTTATAACCCTCAGGTGAATCTGAATAAACTCCTGGAGATGTTTCTAATCTTATATCTAAAAAGAAACCAATACTATTTTTTTCATGTATTTCATCCCAATTAAAAAATCTTCTTATCATACTCATAGCTTGAAGAGACTCTTTCATTGCTGATTTTGTATATCCTTTTTCTAAATATTTAGAAGGCATTTTACCTTGATCTGGTCCTCTATTGTTAATTGCTTCTGGGGTTGCTGTTCCTTTTGGGTTATCCCTTGTTAGTTGATGAGTGTTAAAAGCAAATCCCATACCTATACATCCTTTTAACCAATCTACAGCATAAAAACATCTATGGATTAATATATATTTTCTTTTATAACCACCATATCGTATATCTCCGGCTGCTGGTGAAGACAGACCCCCAGTATTTTTCCATGTAGAATCTTTTTTACCCCAATTATCTGATTCTCTTCCCATTAAAATAAAACATTTACCGTGTTTTTTATTACTACTATGATATCTAGTTCTAACCCAATATCTTCCAGGTGGAACACAACTTACATCATTTTTATTATTTAACCAAGGCAATTCATTAGTAGCTAAACGAAAGACTGTTGTTTTTTCATCTTCAGCAATAAGTTCCATTACTCCCAATGTTTGCCTTCCATCATCCATAACCCGTGTTACTCTCATTCTTAATTTAGCATCTTCAACAGATCCTTCTGTTGGGACTTCTGAAGTTTCTAATTCTTCTTCTTCATATAATTCTTCTACTTTTTCTCTTTCTTTTTCAGTTTCTTTTTTATCTTCTTCTTCTTGTTTTTTTACATCTTCAACATCATGAGATGGTACAGAAATTGTTTCTAATTTAGTTGTCCATCCTGTAGGGTCAATTGCATGATTTATTGCTTTTACAATAATATCAACTCCACCTTTTGTGTATGAAGGAGGGAGTATATTATCATTCATCTTAAATTTTTCATACATTCTTATTCCAGATATTCCATCTAAATCTAATTGTAAGTTAAAAGGTATAAAGAAAGGAGCTGCTAGTTTCTTTTTATTTTCTGTCATTATTCCTTGCAATAATTGAACATGAGTTGTCATATGATTTACAAAATCTTTTATATAATCATCAGTCCACTGATAACCATCTCCACCTCTACCATAAACTCTTGATAATAATGCTTTTGTCCCATTTTTAATCTGATTATTGACAGCACCTAAATTTATATTATTATCCCAATTTTCAACTAATAATTCTTCATGGGATTTTTCAGGATCATCTGCATCTTTATTTGCTGTGTGGTAATCTAGTTTATCGGGAAGCATTCTATCTTCTAATCCTTTATTATACATTGAAAAAGAAGTAGCATTACCATTTAGTTGATTACCAGAAGCTTGGGCACCAATAGCTATCATAGATGCAAATTCATCACTTAATTCAGCATTTAAATTTACTGCTTTAACAAAACTTCCTTCTACTCCAGGTTTTAACCCAAAAGTATTTATTTTGCAAATTTCATCTCCTAATTTTCCAATATTAGTTTTATATGTAGGGGGTATATCATCATATATTTTAATTTTACCTGTACCTTCATCATACATCATTGTAAAACTATTTATACTCCCCATTGCTTCTGAAATTCCATCTAATATTTCTTGAATAAAATCAAATATAGATATAGAACCATCATCATTTCTATCCATATTAGTTAATTTTTCAGATATATAATTTAAATTAACCATTACATTTGCCATTCTTCCTAAATATGGTTCTGAGCTAATAAGAAAATTTGTTTTACTAAGGAATGTTTTTTGAATAGTATAACCATCTGAAAATGGATACTTAACTTTACCCATTCCTCCTATATTCATAGCTTTCCAATCTACCATACAAACATTAGGATCTGCTGATAAATTATTAGGAATATAAAGCATATAATTTCTATCTCTTCTCATTAATTTATTTTTACCTCTTCCTTTTCTACTACCTTCTTTGGTATTTCCTCCTACTTTTTTAGGTATTCCATCTTCTTCATCATCTTTTGAGGCACAATGCATTCCCTCATATTTAAAGTCAAATGCTATTAAAGGTACTTTTCCTTTTGATGTAGTAGTAAACGCACCACATTTACCTTCTATAAAAGCTAATAAAGCTCCTAATTTCATAAAATATTGAAATCCTGATATCTTTCCTGCTTCTGTTACATTATTAACTCCATTATTAGGATGAGTGCATGATACTATTCCTGCCCCATTAGGTACCCTAAGTTTTGTACCTTTAGGATTTCCATCATAGTAACAATCATTAAGATATAAATCCCAAGATGATGACCATGCATAACCCTCCGAATCTTTTCCATCTTTAGCTTCTTTAATAGCATGTTTATGTAATGATGCTGCTAAATCATAAATATATTTATTAAGAAATGTTAAATTTTTAGAGGTCATTAAGGGTGTTGCAGGATTTTCTTTATCCTCTTCTTGTTCATTTTCTTCAGTTGGAGCAGCTACATTCATCTTTAAACCTTGAATTACACTACCCATTCCAATCATTTCCATTATAATATCATAACTTCCATCAGGGTTAAATGTCCAACTAAATTTAGATACTTTTCCATATACAGCATCATAATTACCATACATTAATTTTCTACTTGCTTCAATTTTAGCTCCTATAGCATATTGACCATATTGTCCTGATGTTGTTTTGGGGTTAAATAAATAATTAAAAGCTTTAGTGTTAATCATATCTTTTGTTTCAAATCCCCCATCATTATTTAAATAAGATGACCATCCCCATTCTAACAAAGATGTATAACCAGGTCTTAAAAATAATATATCAATTATTGAAAATTGTAAAGTTGAATAACATTTTATATTTACTGTTGTTTTTGTTAAAGCACCATCACTAAAATAATCTATAGAAGCATTAGTAATGCCTGGTGGAGGTACATAACCTCTTTCTTTTATTCCTCCCCAACCATAAGTTCCATTAAATATATTATTTCCCTGAACTAGCCCACCAGCAGGTTTTTGCCAAGTATTTTTTTCAAATGTTTCTGAAGGACTTCCAGGAACAGGATCACCTTTTTTAAAATATTGTAAAGGAGTTCCTTGAAGAACAAAATTTCTTGCTAAACTAGAACCTGCAAAATCAGATTTTAATGTTTCTTCAGGTAGTATTGCTCTTAACTTATTATACGCTGTTCCTTTTCTTGTTCCTACTAAATCCACAGCACTAGCTAATCGAATCCATGGAGCTTTAGTTGTTCTATATTTTAAATCAGCTTGTGTAGGTTGTATTTTAGATAAAGATTTTTGTCTTGCTTGAATCTGTTTTGTTACATACTCACTAAAAGCTTCTCCTATTATATTACTCATAACTTTATTTTATATTATTTGATTTAATTCATTGTATGAATCTTTTATATCTGTAATGTCTTGGGGTAATCTAAGTTGAGCCCCTACAGGTGGAAAATATGAACCAAAATTTAATTTATTTGGATTAGCTGCTACAATTATCCAATACAATTTAATGTCATTATAAAATTGATGAGCTAAATTATCAAGTCGATCTCCCCATTCTGTTATTATATACACATCAGTATCTTTTTTTTGAATTTCAGGATATTTAACTACAGGAAGATAATTAGTTCCTTTATTTCTAAACTGATCTGTTAGAGTTGTTAAAGGAGTTAAATCTGAATATCTACTATTTGTTGGCATATTATTTTATTTTAATCAATTGGTGGTATGTCCTCCCATTCTTCTTCAAATTCTCCATCATCCCAATCATTAAAGTCATCCCACTCTTCTTCTTCTGGTGTTACAGGTTCTACTGGGTTATTATCTACTATTTCTTCTTCATTTAAATCATCTTCAGCAAACTCTTGTTGAGCTGCATATTGTTTATAACTTCCAAATTTAGCATATAATGAATCTTTTAATCCACCATCTCCACTTTGTAAGCTAATAAATCTTGCTGATGGTTTTTGGAAGTTTTTATTTCTTTCTACTAAGAATTCATGAACTGGGGTAAATTGCATTTTTACTACTATACCATGAGGAAGTTCTGCTACAGATGAGTCTTTATTTCCATCAGCATCTATAGCTATTTCCCACCCACTCTCCATACTAATGTTATATGATAAATTTTGTATAATACCAGGAACTTCATATAAATAACCTCCAACTGTTATTCTATGCATATTACCTTTCATAAATCCATTATCTCCATAATCTGGTGCTAAAGTTGAAGCTAAATAATTTAATTTTCTATACATTGGAACTAATTCTGCTTTTGAAGTTGCATGCACTGTAAATCCGATATCCATTGTTCTTTCAAATGCACTATAATTATACAATTGCTCTGCTCTACCAACATAAGTTATAGGATTCCACGTAGCTGTGTAATTATCTGAAAAATCATCTAAATACGCTCTAAAATGCATATAAACCGCATTTTTCCCCGTTGTATCTGTTTCATCATTAAATATAGCAGCTATTCTAAATTGTACTAAATCATTAACTGCTTTTGTATTATCAACAGCAGAACCTGTATACATGGGTTGTGCTGTTATTTTATCTAAGGCGTTCATCAAAGAAGCTGTATAACCATAATCATATACATTCTTTGTTAATCCATAAGTTATATTATTTTTACTTCCTGGATCCCCTAAATTTGTACGAACATGTCTGTTTTTAGTTCTATAACCTGGGGATTTTGATATTACTTGATCGTTAGTAACAACTACATCATCTGTTGCATCTCCATGTTCATATTTATCTAAATTACGTTGTTTTAATATATTTTTTCTAAAATCTGTAGGAAAATCATGACCACTTATTCCTCTTTTCCAAAAATAAGTAGCATGCCAATTCAAAACATATTGATCCATTAAGTTTTTAGGTATAACCCCATGACCCATTGTAGACCTAATGGCATTAAAATAATCATTGTATCTAAAAATTTTAGTATTTCCAATTCCTAAAATAGCACCAGGACCTCCTGAATATTTAAATAATAATTGACTAGCTAAATCAACACCATATTTAATTCTATATATTCCTTCAGAAGCACCATCAGATACTGGGAAGCCTTTTCTACCGTTCCAATATTCTTTATTTGTTACTCCTAATCCTCTACCATTATATGAATTTAATTGTAATCTAGTTAATCTATTCCATGCTTTTTGTTCATTTATAGGATTAATAACTTGTGAATATTCTTTTAATGCTATTTTTTTTATTAATCCTGTAGGGTCTAATCCTTTTTCATTTAAATGTATGCCTGCCCATCCTGTTCCTGCTTGCATTAAAGTACTTAGAGGTGTATAAACTCCTTGATTTATAAGACCTCCTACAGTTCCAGCACCCCAAGATGTTTGTGTTTGTACTGATGTTCTAGATAATACATTTTGCTTGACAGCAAAAAGTATTCCTCTCATTGTTCCAAAAAATTTAGCTAATCTTTTTACGTCAGTAAAAGCTGATACAGGTGCTAAAAAACCATTTCTTAATATAAAATCAGGACCTGACTTTACTGGTCTTTGATTTGGGATTTCTTTTCTTATAAAAGGTTCTTTACTACTACCTCCATAAGGCATATCTCTTCCAAATCCTAATCCTTTTAAATTTGTTTGAAAATCTATTAAAGGCATACGCTAAAATTTTATAAAGGTTGATTATTAGCTATCCAATCAGTCCAAGGCATTGGAGGTGTTAAATCATCTAATCTAGATGCTCCTCCTTCATATTGTCCTGATATAGGTGTTGCAAACGTTACTCCCCCAATATAACTACCTTCCGTAGGTGAAATCATACCAAGATTTGATGTTGTTGAATCATTTAACATCATATCTTCTAATCTAGAAACAGGACTAGCTGCTTCTACTTCTACATGTTCTGTATATGGTAAGGGTGTTCCCGTAAATTTTATTTGTCCATTCCAATTACCATGATTACTTATCTCAATCGAATCTAAATTAAGATCTGTTGGCATTGCTGGTAATCCACCTTGATTTACATAAAGCATTTCTAGAATAGGTAAAGCTATTCCTACAGGTTCTAATAAAGTACTATATTGAGAACCATCACCTTCTAGTATTTGATATAATGTTCCAAATTGTGGGTCTGGCATAATATATTAATTTTATTGTTCTCCTAAATCAAAAGTACCTAATTCTTCAGTATTATCAAATGAAAGACCCGATATAAATGTGCCTGGTGTGTAAGATAAACCTGTTATACCTTCTACATTTGAGGGTGCTGTGTTAGGGCCTTGCATTAACGATAAAGTTAAAGGTAAAAAACCCATTGCTCCATTAGGACTTACACTAGTATTATCCATATCTAAAAATGATGGTTCAGGCATTCCTAATACTTCAGGTTCACCTGTAATAGAATATGTATCATGTAATTTTGATCCTTCAAAATTTGGAATGTCTGGTTCATTTCCATTAAATGACAATCCAGATCCATCTGTTTGTAATTTTTGTAATAATGTTGACATAATTTTATTTTTTATTTTATTTATAAATATTGTTACATTCTAGAAGTTACTAAAGATAGCATTTTTCCCACTTTACTTCCATTCATACTAATGCTTGTATCTTTTCCAGCTATCTTTTTTAATAATCCTATTATTGCCGCCATAAATTTTGGGTCTCCCCCAAATCCCATTTCTCCTGCTTTACTTAATGGTATAACAGCTTCAGGTTCTCCTCCTTCACCAATTAAGGCTGTTGTAGGTGTATCAACTATACCACCCTCAGCTAATCCAACCATTCCTGCTAAATCAACACTTGGAATTAATCCAATTCCCCATCCTAAAGGATCTAAGAAGAAATTAATTCCTTCAATTAACCAGTTTATACCTGTTATAATACCATTTATAACTGCATTAAAAGGTGCTATCATATATCCTAAAATACCTTCTCCAATCATTTGTAATCCTTCTAATATATCACCATTTAAAATTTTTCCAACTCCTTTAAACATTTTTCCAATAGATTCTACTACTGGTAGTATATAATTTAAGACATTATTTAAAACAAATTCTAATGGTCGTTTAATAGCCCACCCAATAATTTCACCAATAGTTCCAAATACGTCTGCTGTGCCTTCTGCTGTTCCAAATATTTCATTAAAAGTATCACTTATTGATTGAAATACTTGATTCCAAGCATCTATTATTTCTCCTATTACTGCAAATATGGGTCTCATAATACCTGATAAAACTTGTCCAACAGCATCAAAAATTGGTTGCATTTCTCTTATCATAGGCATTATAGTTTCTCCCAATAAATTAGCTATATATTCAAAAGCTGGCATTAAAGGTTCTACCATAGCTACAAATAATGACTGCATTTGCTCTGTTATAGCTGCCATTCTATCTTGTATACTTGCTGATTCTAATTGATTTGCTAATGCTTCATCCCCCAATTCTTTTGCTGCTGCTTCAGCTGATAGTCCCTCTGCTCTTAAAGCATTATATTTTGCTTGAGCTTGAGACATTGTAGTAATTGCCTCACCATTTTCATCTGTGTGTCCCTTAAAAGCTTCTGCTAATGCTTCTGCTTGTTCTTGAGCATACAACATTTCTGACATTTCTTCACGTGACATACCTAATGATGCTGCTAATGCTTGTTGTTGAATAACATTCATTTCACCAAATTCAGCAGCTGTCCCTATTTCTTTTCTTATTTCTTCTGCTAATTTTCCTATCTTTCCTTCTAAAGCATATTGTCTTGCTTTTTCTAAATTAAGTTGTTTTCCTGTTAATAACTCAGCTTTCATTTCTGCTTCTATAGATGATTGAAAATCAAGTAAATTTCCTCCTATACTTTCTAATTGTTGTTGAGAAGCTCCTAACATTTTTTGTTGAAATACCATATTAGCCATTGATTGGCCTTGGGCTTTCATAGTTAATAAAGTAGCTTTTGATGAACTTGCTATTCCTTCTTGGACTTCTTTAAAACTTAAATTTAATCCTGTTTGATGGTTTAACTCCATTGTTTGGAGAGAAATATCATTAAGTAGAGATTTTTGAGATTTACCCGTTATAATCATTTGTTGAGCAAAAAACTTTTGAGCATCAGCACTAAGACCTGAGTATTTTGCTATTTCAGCAGTTTCTCCTGCCATTTGTGATGTAAAGTTAACTGATGTTCCTAAAAGTGAATTAAGGGATGTTTGTCCCTTTATAAAGTCTTTTTGAGTTACTAAAACATTACCATATTCTACTGCTTGTAGTCTTGCTTGTTTAGCAACTTCTCTACCTTCTGCTGCTGATATACCAAAGTTTTTAGCTATTTCTGCTCCTGCTCCATCAAGGAATTTAAATGCTTCTACTAATTTTTGAACTAAAGCCAGTATCGCTCCTACCCAACCAAATGATTTAAGTAGGTTTTTACCTAATCCTTTAGCAAAGTGAGACATAGACTTAAATTTACTAACACCTCCACCTGCGCCTTTTACCATATCTTGGGTACTTTTTAACGCATCTTTCATACCCATTCTATCTGCTAATTTCCCACCACCCATTTTTCTAAAAATACCATCAACTGCACCTGCGGCATCACCTAACAACCCTGTTGATTGTTCTAGCATTTTTTCATTCTTTGCAGCTTTACCTATAGAAGCTGTTATCTGGCCAAATAATCCATCAGTTTTACCTAAAATACCTGTTATATTTTCTAATGTAATTAATTCTTTTTGGGAAGCTTTTCCCATATCTGCTTTTGAAGAAAGTAATCTTTGAGATTCTATTAAATTTTTCTTTTCAGCTTGTGCTTTTTGAAGAAGTGTCTTTAGATCTTTAGAACTAGTTTGAGAAATATCATCTGTAGCATCTTTAACTTTTCCTAAAATTCCAGATAAATTAGTTACTGCTTTTTTTGCTAAACTATATCCCTGAGCTTGACCTGTTATTTCATCTGTTATAGACTGTAGGCCACTAAACATATCGTCAACATCAGATTTTGTTGAACCAAATGTTCCTTGGAGTTGTTTTGCGGCTTTTGCCGCTCTCTCCATATTATCTGCGTATTGTTTTGCTTTTTTAGGATCTAACATTTAATGTTTTGGTTATAAATATTAAATATTAACGTTTTTTCATCGAAGATTTAGATACATAATGTGGTCTTTTTGGCATTTTCTTTTTATCTGCCATATTAGCCAAGTCTATATTAGTAGTACTTTTATTTCTACCTTTTCCTTTTGACTTATTACCTGCATTTTTGTAAGCTTCTGCTTCTTCTTCTTTAGCATCTCTTATCCGAGTATATGTTAATTTTCTTAACCATATAGGCATTGAATATACATCATACCAAGTAAATCCACCACCTCCATGGTAAACTATATCGTGGATAGATTCAAATAATTGTTTTCGATACTGCCCAACTAAATGTCGGGCCAGAAAAAATTTGCTCCAATTGGGATGCTTACTTCTTTTTCTGAATCTTCAGGAGTAAATGTTAAGTCTATGTTAGGTTGAGTTGCAGTTAAATGATCTCTAAGGGCTTTAGAATCTCGAGCTAAAAAATAAGTATCTACAAATTCTCTAATTGCTTTTTTATCTCCATTACCATCAATTGATGTAAGCATATATTTCCATCTTGTTGATAATTCTGGGGATGCATTTTTGTTTATTTTTTGTAAACCTTTAATTTCTTGTTTAATTGCTTTATCATCTTTACCTGTTAAAAGTTTATATGTAACTTTAGCTTCAGTTGTAGGTAATTTAAATGAAAAATTATTTACACCTTTTTGTTCTAAATGTTCTTCATTTAAGTATCTAGATTCAATTTTTGATAAATCAACTGTTACTTCTTTATCACCATATTTAAAATTATAATCTTTTCCATAACCTAATATTCTTGCTGCGACCATAATTGCATTTTTATCTCCTACTATTAAGTCATCATAATTAACACCAGGTGTAACTATAAGTGCTTGTAATAATCTATCTAAAACACTTCCGTCTTTAATGTAATTTTGATTAGTTAAAATATCTTCTTCTTTAGCAGTCATATATTTCATTTCTACTTCTCCTTTTGAAAGAGGATTTTCTTCAGGATATATTAATCCTTTACTGGGTAATTCTACTATTTCTGTAGGGAATTTAAATTTAGCTGTATCCATAGTTTTTATTTGTTAATAACTTTATTTTATGTGTATAAATATATATAATACAAAAGAGCTTGACGAAAGCCAAGCTCTATTTAAAAATAATATAAAAAAGTATATTTAGAAATTTAATATACAGTAATCCATTCCAATTACAATAGATAAATTTATGGCAGTTGTATCTTCATCCCAATTGTAATCGCCAAATGTTGATGATTTTATGAATGCCCCTTTAACAATCCACTCAGATACGATATCTCCTACTGGTCCTAAAACATCAATAGTTAAATCTTTCTTGTAAAAATCTGAGTAACCATCTCTACCTGTAACAGATTCATGGTGTAATCTTGTCCATTCCATTACAGCTTGTGCACCTGATGGTGTAATTGGATCAAATAATGTTAAGGTTAAATCATTCCATCTTAATTTACCTTTTATTTTTCTATAAACATTGATATGATTTAATACGATTTCTTCTTGAGAAAAACCCATACCACTTACACCTTTAATAACATAAGAAGGTATTCCATCTACATATAGAATAAATCTATTTGCTTGTTTGGGTTCAAACGCCGTAAAAAATATTTCATTTGGGTCTAATACTGCCATTTTTATTTTATTTTTATTTTGTTATCATTTATAAATATTAATCTTTTCAACTTTTATGCCGGGAATGTTGCTCCTGTTGGTAAAATATTGAAATCTAAGTAAATAAATTCAGCTGTTTTAGTAGGTTGTAAATAAA